GGCGTTGCTCCAGAGAAGTTCCCCGACGATTACATCCGCATCGAAGTCCCCGGTGATGGTAAGTTCCTCGTCAAGAACTCCCCCGCCGCCATCGACAAACTACTCAAGTCAGCACCGCGCGCATTTGCAAAACCCACATCGACTGGATTCGAGGGAAGCAAGCGTAGCGTCCCGCGCGCACCGAAGGAACTGGAAAACGAAAAGTTAATTGCTCACCACAGAGCACAGATTGACGAGTTAGAGAAAGACCTGAGACGCGCTGACGATGCTCAGCGACCGTACTACCAGGAGCAATTGCAGGCCGCGCAAGAGAACCTCGCCGACGCCGAGCAGGCCGCCCAGGAGAGGGGCACGGCACTGACAAGCCTAAGCGAACGAGAGCGCAATGAAGCCGCGAAACTCCCGATTGAGACAAATGCTGCACTCGCCCGCGCCTACAATGCGCTTGAAGACTCAAGGTCTCCTTACCTCACACTGAATGCGCACGCTCACGCCATCCTGAGAAACGAGTTGAAATTAGGCTATGGCGATTGGGACGGAATCGCACTAGGACCAGCGCGCGCCGTAGAATTGTCTCAAGATATTCGCGCATTGGTCCATGACTCCGACAGCCTCACCGTGAGGCGCTCTCTTAACACGCTCGCAGATCAGATTAGGGACGCCGCAAAAGAGGGGGCAGTTGTCTTGTTTGCGGGAGATCCAGACTATCTCACTGCGAACGAAGAACACTTCCACAAATGGCAAATCGACAGTGGGGTCCATGATTCGGAGATAATTAGAAGGGCGGTGTTAGACACCCCGGCAGCGACACGAACTATTGAGGCGTTAAGGCGCGCTGGGTATCCAAAACAAGAGGCATCAGATGTGGCTGAAATGACAGCTAAAGCTGCAACGGGACAATTGGCGAAGATGCCCGGCGTGACCCACGCTGATCGACTTGAAATCTTTCGGGCGTATACTGACGCTGTTGCGCGGAATTTTGGTTTGGATGTGTTGAATGATATGCCGCGCCCATCTGAATTAGCAAAGGATGTATTCAAGGAAACGAGGGAAAAGTATGAAAAGCAAAATGGAAGAGACGGCAGCGAGGATCGCAAAGAAGTGGGAAGGCCGAACGGACGGGATTCTAATAACTCCGGTGGCCGGTCAGGGCCGGATCGAGGCGGCCTACAAGCTACTTCAGCAAGAGCAGAACTCGCCAAGTTCTCCAAGCCCGGAGAAGTAGCGAGGAGGAAATATGCAGATACCCAAAGTAGACTGGGACCCGAAAGAGACGGTGATATTCTCGACACCGGAGCACGGTCCGACAGTGGAGGGAGTCAGAAAGATGATGGAGATGACCGACCAACTAAAGAAGAAAAACTCTCCCAACGCCAAAAGCCAGAACCAGGAACCGAAGCCGGAACCCGTGACCGCTCAGACTTAGGCAGCACGTTCTACTCCAACCCTCTCGCCGACCCTGCCGCCTATCGCCGCTTCATCCTCGACCCCATCAAAGATATGGCCGCTCCGTTGACGGACGCGCTGCAGCGTTACGCAGGGGAAGCGCGCACCGCCGAAGACGTTCAGAAGGGACTCGTCCACACCGAGCGCGCCCAACGCGCCCGCCAGGTACGGGTCATTCAGACCATCGAGCGGTTGCTCAAAAAAGAGGGATTCACGCCGGAGGATGGCAAACAAGTATTCCGGCACATCGAAGATACTGGCGTCAAACTAACACCCAAACAGACCGAACTTCGCGACAAGTGGATCAACCCTCTAAACGAGGCGGCGCGCAAACAATACACCATCTTGAAGCTGATCCAGTCCGGACGCTTCCCCATTGATGACATTCTCGAAGGCAAGGTAAGCAGCGCCGATATTGCCAAGTACGCTCCGATGGTGGACGGTTACATGCACCGCATCGCCGCCGGCCACAACGCCCAACTTGATCGCATCATGGCCGGAGTGAGCAAAGGCTTTGGCGGCAAGCGTGGAACGCTCAGCAGAGCACTCTCCTCCGCCAAGCACGCTGTATTTCAAGAGGCGCACAGCCCCAGCGGACAGCGCGAGGTTGTTGCCATCAAGGGCGGTCGTGTCCGGCAGTTTATCAATTCGTCGAACATCGATGTTCTCGACAGTAAGATTGCAGCGTTGGAAAGAGGTCTTGCCGAAGCAAAAGCGCAAAGCAATCCTGACCGCGACCTGATCGATCGTCAACAAAGCCAAGTCTGGGACTTGAAAGCGAAGCGCGCGCAAGTCGAAGCGGATGGACTTGCAACTATTGACCTCGGCGCCCATCGCTCGCGTTATGTCACCACCGACCAGTTAGCCAATGAGGCAGTCAAACCGCTCGAAAGAAAACTGGACTCCATCGAACGCGAGGAGCGCACCTTGCGCGCCACTCAGTCTCGCATGGCAGCATCAGCCGGGCGTCTGCGAAACATAGCAGTCCAGAAAGCTGATCTTGAGCGCCAGATCGCCGCAGTGCGCGCCAGCGTTAGTCCGGAATATGCCGCCGCATCCGGCTTGAGTCAAGACGAGATTCTAGCTGAAAGATTACGTCCGGTCCAAGCGCAAATTGACCGGCTGACGAAAGAGCAGGCCAAGCTCAATGCGATCTCTGGACGGACCTCTGCGCAGGACCGGCGTCTTGGCCGCTTCGCCAAACAGTTGAGAGACCTGGACGCGCAGAAGGGCGACATTGAGGACGAGCAGGCGTCTGAGGGGTTGCAGGGTCGATATTGGCGTGACAAGTTTGGTGGTCTCTGGAAGTTCGACCGCGGCACCACCGAGTTCATTACAAGCCGCACGGGACAGCAATACTACGACAACGCTATTCTTTCGAGCACGGTAAATTATCTGGAGACAGCACGGGCCGCACAAGCAGCCGCTGTTATTGAATCTCAGAAAGCGATGCTCGAAGAGAATGGCCTTCTCACGCGCGAGACGGACCCCAGCAAGATCCCCGACGGATGGAAGGGGACGCAGTTGATGCAGATGCGCGGTATGTCTTTCCCGCCGCACATTGCCGATGCCTACGATCAGTTCGCGGAAAAGATGGGGCGCGGATCTCCAGACCTTCTCGACAAGATCAACCGATTCAACAATCAAATGGTTTTGATGAATCCGTTGATGCATGGCAAGAATGTGGTCTCTAACTGGATCACAGGCAAACTCTCCGAAGGGATCGCGTCCGGTCGCATTCTTAACCCCGTCCGCTACGTCGCCAATGCCAAAGCTGGCATCCGCGCGCTCAATGCGGTTTGGTCGCTTAATGAAGACTACCTGCACCCACTAGAGAACGGCCTCGACCTGCTACGAACAAACCCCAACTTCGACTCAGGACAGGAAGAGATTGTCCGCTCGCTCGCCGCGCATCTGGCGCTCGACAAAGAGACGGCGGCAATCTGGAAGAGGGTGCTTGGGATTCCTGGGAACATCTTGGAAGCCATGCGCCACGTCAACCACACGGCTACTTTTGGAATCAACGATCTCTTTACGCTCCAAGCGTACTATTCGGCGCTGGATCGCTTCACGCGAGACGGCATTCCTGATCCGGAGACTGCTGCGCGCGATTGGGCGCATCGGCAGGTGATTGAATACCGACCGCCAGTTCGATTCATGGGCAGTCGAGCCGCTGAGAAGGTTCTGGAGAATCCGAAACTCTTCGCGTTCTGGGCGTACCACTCAGACCTGTTGCGGCAAGTGGCTCAAGCGGTCTCAGATGCAGCAGGGACTGGATTCAAGGAAGAGGAGGAAACTCCCGGAAGGAATGAATTCGGGCAAGGACCGCTCGCCAACCGCGCCAACGGCCTCGCCAAGCTCGCCGTGATGGCCGCTATTGCAACCGCACTTTACCCACTCCTGCTTGATCCTTTAGCGAAGAAGCTGACAGGCGATGACCGCGCCAAAGCCCCGCGCGGTGGTCTCCCGGGCTTAGCGTCCAACGTCTATGAATCGGCCAAGGGTGAGCGGGACTGGAGTTCAACCGCGTCCGGAGTATTTACGCCAGCGCTCGGCACCGAGAACCTGATGGAAACGATTGCCAACCGCGATTTCTTCACTGGTCGGCACATCCGTGGGACTGGCCAGGAATGGAAAACTCAAGTCGAGCAATTGGGATCGTGGATTGGGAAACGGTCGCTGGCAGGACAACTTGCGGGGCGCATGGATCAAGGGCAGGGAAGACAGGCAATGTACGCACTGCTTGGCTTTACCTTCCAGATGGAACATGGCATCAAAGAAGCCGCCGAGATTCGCCGAGACAAGGCCGGAAGCAACCCTCCCGATCCGCAAAAGTCAAAAGTCTTCCAGTCGATACTCGCCGCCGCTGAGCAGGCTCGGCGCTCCGAAGGGAACGATACTCGCCTCGCAGACGCATTGGAGGACTCTGGAAAGCTAAGCAAAGGCCAGATAAACGAGATGGAAGAAGCTGTCCTCTGGCCGCCGATTGTCTTTGCCGTGAATGGTATGAATCCTCAGGAGGTCTACCGGGTCTTTGAGAAATCAACCGAGCAGGAGAAGCGAGACTTGCTCAACTCAGAACCAACGGGTGATCCGGTTGGGCGCGCAGGAAAGGGTGTCGAGAAAAACCACGCTGCCTACCAACTCAGCCGCTACGTTGACCAACTTGAAAAGAAAGGGAAACAAAACGAATCCGCAAGGGTGGAATCTGAGATGACACCCTACGGCTACGAATACGTTGAGCCGGCACATAGGCCAGTGGTGGACGATGAAGAGGAGCCTCAGTAATTGAAGCGGTACAATCGGTTCCAGGAGTGATCTGACATGAGCAAATACCCGGTTGGCCACGCAACACGTTACCCGACCATTGGCGGTATCCCAATCCACGTGCACCTGGGTGGGCAGAGTGCAGACGGCAAGACGATGGAAGCGCCAGTAATATTCGGCGAGGACCGTCCAGAGATTCACATGAACGCCTTTGCTGCATCCGAGTTAGGCGATTTAATTGTCTGGAAAGACTACCCCAAGGAGCCTCAGACCTAAATGGCGCACAGAACGATGAAGCGTACCCGAAGTGACGAATATCTCTGGCGTCTTACCCATTGGCGCTTTCTGCCGATGTCAGTTTACTTGGAGGATTTCCGGTGCAACACAGTCAATTGCTCCGTGGCTGGTCGAGGCGCCATCACCTTCTGGGGTAACGGGAGGGAAATTCTATCCGATTTCATCGGCTGGTGGCGCCGGGTTGGGAGTGTCAACCCAAAAGCCAAAGAGCATTGGGGGTACATCTCTGGACCTGGATCAGCTTGGGGCAACCCGGAGCTAATCACCCCCGAAGGCTGGGACGCACTACCAGAAGACGAACGCTTTCAATTGAAGCAATGGCTCGACACCTTGCCGGGGATGATCTTCTATGACTGAGGCTATCTAATGGAAGTCGATACCAGCATCCCCATCCCGCTCCAGCCGCAACTGCTCCGGTTTGTAGACGCCTACTGTGCCTGCCGGGACACGCAGAGGGCGGCTCTTGAGGCAGGTTTTGCCGCGCGAGACGGAGCTCATCTCTACCGACGCAAGGCGGTATTCGAGGAAATCACCCGCCGCATGGCGCCCGTCGAGAAAGCCGTTACTGAGGTTCTGGTCAAGAAACGGCTTATCAATGTAGAGATGCTCGACGCTAATCTGAAGCAAGTCATTACGATCTCGCGCAAGGCGCTTGAGGCTACTCCAAGCCTGGCCACACCGAAGGTCAACGCGATCGAGATGGGATACAAGCGGGTTGGCCTGTTGCTCGACGGCAACTTTGTACCGGACGCCGGCAGCGGGCCAAGCAAGGAAGAGGCCCCGCGCATCTACCGGCCAGCCGAGCAGACCATCATTACTCACCAGATCACCGAGACGCGGCAGGTGGTCACGCAGCGCGCACCGGAAGCGGAGATCCGGCGCCGTGTTGCGGAAATGAACAAGGCGCCGACCATTGACGCCGAGATCGAAGACGACCCGTGGGCGAATTTTTGAGGTAAAATAGGGGCTGAGATCAAAGCGCCGTGGAGGGCGCTCCAATGGACCAGCTTGAACTGGCTTCCCAGCCCACTCCTGAGTATCGCACAATTCCGCTCACCAAGGGAAAAGTCACCATCGTTGACGCCGCCGATTATGAATGGCTGATGAGATGGAAATGGTACGCAACTTGGTGCGAAAACAGCCAAACCTTTTACGCTGTTCGGTCATCGTCACGCAAAGAGATCGGTGGCCGTCATCAGATTTACATGCACCGAGAGATTCTAGGTTTGAAGCGCGGTGACCCAAGACAGGGAGATCACGAAGAAATCACGGAGACTTTGGATAACCGGCGGTCTAACTTGAGGATCTCGACCGTCCTCCAGAATAAACAAAACGCACGCGCCACACGACAGAATACAAGCGGCTTCATTGGCGTAGTCAGCCACCCTTATGGATGGTGCGCTGTTATTTCCCACTTGAACAAGAGAATCCACATTGGATTATTCAAGACCAAAGAACGTGCAGCAAGAGCCCGCGACAGAAAAGCTATCGAATTGCGCGGCAGGTTTGCGCGCCTGAATTTTCCACGAGAGGACTATGGCTTTAACCCTTCTTGAAAATCGCGGCATCTTGCCACTGCCTGCTAACTTGTCTGAGGTAAATGGCTGGGCACCTAATAGTCCTCCTCAACTTACAGCTCTAGAATCGCGCGCGCAAATGCTTCTTTACGGCGGCGGATCTGGAGGAGGAAAATCGGCATGGTTGGTCGGAGACTCCGCGCAAGAGTACGATAACCCCCGGTTCCGCGGCATCCTGCTCCGCAAATCTTACACCGAAATGACGAACCTGATGGATGAGATGGAGCGTATCTATCTTCCATTGGGTGGCCGTAAGTCGGATGGCGGAAAGCTATGGCGTTTCCCATCGGGCGCCATGATGCGCCTGGGGTACATGGCGAAGGATTCCGACGTCGAACTCTACACAGGAAAACCAATCTCATGGCTCGGCATCGATGAGGCCCAGTTCCAGACAGAGGACAGGGTACGCTCATTGCTCCCTTGGGTATCGACACCGACTGAGTACGGCCTCCGTGATCGCATCAGGATAACTGCCAACCCATCTACTCCTTGGCTGAGAAAAGTCTTTTTGAATGGAGAGTGTCCGGTTTGCCACCCCGAGAGGTCGGTCATTCCTGGGGCAGTCTATGGCGGTTCGCGTTGGAAAAAGGACGAATTGCCGGTAATGCTGACAACTGCATTTATTCCAGCACTCCTCAAAGACAACCCAGCCTATGATGAGCGCAAGCGGGCTATGTTGCTTTCGCAGACTGCCGACGTACAAAAGAAACTCTTGGAGGGGTGTTGGTGTGCTACTGAGGGCGCTTTCTTCCCGTTCCTCAACGAGAGTTACATCCTGCCGTACTCCGAGTGCGGTGAGTTATGGTGGCATCAACACCTGATTATTATGGACTACGGCATGTCGAACAGCGCCGCGGCGACGGGACTCTACTTTATGAATGAGGCTGATCGCATGTTCAAGATCGGCGAGGACATTGAGCGCAAGATGCAGTCCGAGGAATACGCGCACCACATCGCCAAGAAGTTCCTTGAGCGGGAGATTGGCGGCAAGCGGACGCGCATCATCACCGGCTACTGCGATCCCGCCATGGACGCCCACACCGGCACCGGCAAGAGCAACCGGGAACTGATTCAAGGGGTATTCGATAAGTACGATCTGACGCTGATGAGCGCGGCCAAGGATTCAATCGGCAATGCGCAGTCTCTAAGTGGCCGTCTCTCGCGCGGGGAGTTTATCTATACCGACCTTACCCCAAAGAGTTACGAGGCGGCGGCCAGCCGAAAGCACGATCCAGACCGCCCTGGGGCCATACTCAAGGTCAAGGGAGATGAGTTAGACGATTGCATCGACACCGATTTGTATAGCAATACTTTCTTTACCGGCGACCGGAAGCCAGACCAGGTAGTGACTGAGGAGAAGATTCAGGCGCTCATCGCGGCTGGGGTCGATCAGCGGTCGATAGCGGTTACTCGGTGGAAGATGGAACGGGAAGCGGAGAAGAAGGCGGTTCCAATCTCGATGGGTAGACCGTCGCTGAATCGGGCGCAGATTCACCGCTAGAATAGGCTCTGTTGCCGTCTCCCAATGCAAT